TGTAAAAAATGGCAAGTTAGTAGTAGGCAAAAACGCATTACTCGAAATAAAGCAAAATCCTGAGTTACACATTACTGATTATTTAGACAACAAAAATCTTTATGATAGCTTACTAGGAGTAGGTACGAATGAATCAACTGAGGTTGAAAGCACTGTTAGCGTCTCTGATCGTTTCCGCACCAGCGTACAGTAACGAAATAGATACTCTAGTTAATGCAAGTCAATCCATACGAGACAGTTTTAAGTATGGCATTCAAGCTGTTGGTGGTATGCAGTCGTATGCGTCTCAAGGAAAAATAGCTCCTACGGGAACAGTGCAGGGCGGTAAGATTAGTTACGATCAATCTGACGCATATAATCAGGCTCTTGCTGCTGTTCAAAACACAGTCTATACATACAATCCCGGCGCTCAAGAATACTTCGACAATCAAGCCGACCAAGCCATGAGCGAAGTAAACACAGCAGTAGATACGTTTGTTGAAGCTAGTCAAGCTGTAATAGAAGTAGTTGTTGTAAATCAAATGGCTGAAGATGCTCAGAATGCTGGTGATGAGCGTGGTGCTATGGCCCTTCAAGAGTATATAGAAGCCAACGATGTTGTTTTAGCAGACGCAGAAGTAGATTTCTACAACGAGTCTTTAGAAAATGTTGAGTCAGCCGCACAGGTTGCAGCCGCTTATTTCGCTGTAGCCAACGACGAAGACTTAATAGCTTCAGCAGATGATATGGCCTATGACATTCGTGTCACATATCAAGAAGCTGCTTCATCGTTTTTTGATGTTGCTACACAGGCTGTATGGGTTTCGTTTGATGGAGGCACAACAATACAAGGTTTATCACTTCAAGGATATTTTATAACTGTTGAGTCTGTTCTTATTGAAGGTGAACAAACAGACTTCTTTAAAAGTTCCCCTGAAGGTGCTTGCTGGTTCGCTATAGATTATGAGGCATGTCTTAATGGCCCTGTCTGAGTTAGAACTAAACATTGGCGGTCAGTCGTTTAAGGGCGTTTATGTTGCAGTAGTTGTTTCTTTTGCATCAACTATTGCTGGAGGTATTTGGACAGCCAGTGAGTTCTTTAGTCGCTTAGACGCTCAGGAAGCCGCTGTAGCTGAAGCTGGAGTTACCGCTACTACCCTAGAGGCTAGGTTTGAAGATTTGCGTGAGAGTCAATCTACAGCCTTACAAGGCTACGAAGTCATTATATCTAACATGCAACAAAGTCTTGAGGACAATGACGTAGCAAGTCTACAAGGAAAGCTGGCTGAACTAGGTACAAACCTTGAAGCCATTATGAAAGCACAACAGGACTTACTAGACTTACGAGATCGTGTAGCTTCTGTAGAAAAAAGTAATTCAGAATCTGTACTTAAAGTAGAAAACAGAGTTGAGTCGCTAAAGGACACAAGTGAGCGTCTAAAGCGTATACAAAAAGAAATAGATGATCTATGGCTTGGCCTAGATTCTTTAGCGAACCCACTAGGATAAAAAGATGTCGAAGACTGAGGAACTATTAGCACGTATTGAAGGCCATGAAAAAGAATGTGCTGTTCGTTATGAAATGATTCAACGACAGTTAGATTCTGGAGTTAAAAGATTCGATAAGCTAGAAAGAATGGTCATGTCTATTTATCCATTTATTATAGCAAGCATTGTATTTGCGGAGTATTTTCGATGAAGTTTGATGTTATTAAAGGAATATTAGGAGAAATAGCCCCTACGATTGGAACAGCCCTTGGTGGTCCTGTTGGGGGTGCGGCAGCAAGCATGTTAGCTGATGTGTTGGGTTGTGATCCTACGCCACAAAAAATTGAAAAGGCTCTTGCACAAGCTACGCCAGAACAGTTGGCAGAAATTAAAAAAGCAGAATTAGACTTTGAAGTTCGCATGAAAGAACTAGAAGTAGACGTGTTTGCCTTAGAGACAAAAGACACGCAACACGCTAGAGAGTCATTTAAAGAAGATTGGACTGCGCGAGCTATTGCGCTTATTTCTGTTACGCTTTTTGGTGGATACATTCTTTTAGTAACAGTACAACCGCCAGATGCGAATGACGACGGTATTGTAAATCTTGTATTAGGCTACCTTGGAGGCATCGTGTCTTCTGTAGTTAGCTTTTACTTTGGCGCTAGTAAGTCAGGGTCTAAGTAAAAGACCTATAAGGGAGAAGTAAGAAATGTCGAAGAAAAGACAGACACGAAATTCTAAAAAGTTTAAAAAGGCTGCTGCGTCTCAGAGAGCTAGAGCGCCTATGCAAAAAGGCGGTCGAATGTTTGCTGGTGGCACATCAGGTTTTGATGAGCGCACAGGAACTATAAAACAAGCGCCAACTAAACAAGCGCCTATTACTAATCGAACAGGTGGTATTACACCTTCACAACCTCCCGGCAAGCGAGATCCTTCAGAAGGAACGCCTCGTCCTGCGCCAGTATCTACTGGAGTATCAACACGTCCAGATAATACAAGTGGTCAGTTGCCAGAGTTTACAGGGACTGTTCCAAACACAACGGCGACTGGTCGTGTTTTTCAGCCTACTACAACTACAAGAGTTCCTGTTGGTGATGATGCAGGTCAGCTTCCTCCTAGTGATGATGATGGACAGGCTAAAGGACAAACACAAGCAGGGACTACTACAACAGACCAGAATACTTTTTCAGATTATCCTAATTTTGAAGATTTTAGTCAGGGTGTACAAGATCCAGCCTATATACAGGCTGTTCGAGATTGGAATGATGCCAATCCAGATGCTTTTCGAAATATTGGAAATATTCCAAACACAGACACAAATGGCGACGGTATTTCTGATACTTATGTTGCCAGCAACAACTTTGGTTTTGGAGGCACAGGCTCAGGTTCATCACAAGCTCCAATAGATCTTGAAATTAATCTTCCTGATCGTCCAGACCTTCCGCAAATGACGCCTGAAGATGTAGCCTATGGTCCAGACTCTGTAGCCTATCAAATGGCTGATACAGGCGATGCAAAAGTTACAAGGGCCGCAGCAACAAAGGCTACAGCAAAGCCAGACGGAGTAGCTGCACAAGCAGATGATCCTCGTGAAGTTGTTGGTTCTGGATATGACGCAGCAGTTGCAGATGGCGTTATGCCCGGAATAGGAATAGGTGGACAACTAAGCGAAGGCGCTATTGCACAATTTGAAGCAGGTGAGATTACTAAACCAGCTGTAGCGGCTGAAAGAGATCCTCTTCAAGAAGCAGAAGCTAGGGCTGTTGCGGCTCAAAGGCCTGAAGCTCGTGATTATGCTGAAGCTGCTACAACCGATGAAAGATTTGAAGTAGCACCTGTCGAAGGTCCAGCAGTAACTACGCGAGAAGGAAATGTAATTTCTGAAGATGAGCTAGGTGCTTTAAGACAAATAGCTCAAGGACGTGGAGTGCCTCTTGAAGATCTTCCAGAGTATAAGCTTGCACAACAAAGAGTAGCACAACAAGGTGAAGCAGCTACTGGTGAATATCGCTCACGTCTTGGACCAGCACCACAAGAAGAAGCAGCAAGAGCAGAGTTCTTTGGTATAGATGAAACACCACAAGCCCGTCAGCAACGCATTGAACAGTTTGACTCGTTTAGTCCTGCAAAGCGTGAAGCATATACAGCTTTGGGTGTTGATGCTCCTGAAGCCGCACAAATGGAAGATGTTCGGCAAGCTGCTGCTGCAAGTCGTGAAGCTATTACGGCTGATACGCCTTCTGACGTTATTGCTCAACAAACAGATCTCGATCAGCTTGGCACATATCAAATGGTGGCAAGGCGTACAGCACAGGTTGCTGAAGCCGCTGAAGGCATTGCTGCTCAACTAGGTGGTCAGCCTGCAGTAGATCTTGAAGGTCGTCAAGCAATTCTTGGTGAGGCTCCTGCAGGTGATGCGGCTCAGATTGGTGGTATTCCAACTGCACAGGCCGCACAGATGCAAGCTGTTACAGGCCAAGAAAGACGTATGGCTGCAGCAGACATGGCAGCTGTTGTTGTTGAAATGCCTCCAGAAGTTACGGCTGCAATCTCAGAAGACCCTGCAACTGTTGAAGCACAACTTGATACTGGTGAAGACCCTCAAGTTGTAGCGGCTGTTGCAGCACTACCAGAAGAAGCACTTGTATCTACACAGATGGAAGGTCTTCTTGCTGGCATGGAAGACGGTGAAGTCCCAATGTGGGCACGACCAGCTGTAGATGCTATCAACGCTCAAATGGCTTCAAGAGGCCTTAGCACGTCTACTGTAGGACGAGATGCGTTGTTTAATGCAATCATACAGAGTGCGCTTCCAATGGCTCAGAGCAATGCTCAAGCCCTTCAGCAACGTGCTACACAGAACCTTAGTAATCAACAGCAAGCAAACATAGAGCAGTCTAAGCAAATTGCTAGTGTTCGTATGCAAAACCTTGCTAACCGTCAAACTGCTGCATCTCAAACAGCACAAATGGCACAACAAATTAAAGTGCAACAGGGCGAGTTCCGTCAGCAAGCACAAATACTGACAGCACAACAAGAACAACAGTCTCGCATGGCTGATGTGCAGTTCCAACAACAGAGGGCACAACAAGAGTCTGCACAGCGTCAGCAGGCGGCTGTACAAAACTTGTCGGCTTCTCAGCAAATGGAGCTTGCAAACCTACAGGCCATTAACGCTTCTTCTGCTCAAAACCTTAGCGCAGAACAACAAACACGTCTTGCGTCTTATCAGGCACAAGTCAACCGTACTGTGCGTCAGGCTGAACTACAGCAGGACATGGAAAAAGCAAACCTTAGTACATCTCTTCAGGTTGAACTGAAGAACCTGTCTGAGCAAAATTTATCTGCTCGTGATACTATGACAGCTGAGAATCAAGAGCGTCTAACTAACTTACAGACTCTTGTAGATTTTAAAAAGACTAACGCACAGTTAGCACAGCAAATGGATTTAGCGAACTTATCTAATGATCAACAGGTTCGTCTTGCTAATCTTGCTGAAAAATCTGCTACAGACTCTGCAAACTTTACAGAAGCCAATCGTTTTGAGTTGACTAGACTTCAAACTAGTGCACAAGTATTGTCACAAAATACTCAGCTTCGTCAACAAGCAGAGCTTGCTAATCTTAGTACAGAAGAAAAAATTACCCTTGCAAACTTAACTGCACAGAACCAAGCATCAGCTGATAATCTTAACGCAGAACAGCAGGTTGAGTTAGCTAACTTAAATGCCCGACTTCAAGAAGCTAGTCAAAATGCTCAAATGCGTCAGCAGATTATTACACAAGACTTTAGTCAAAGTCAACAAACTGAGCTTGCAAACCTTGAGGCGTTAAATCGTGCAGGTTCTGAAAATCTTAATGCTGAACAGCAGGCAAAGTTAACAGAATACAATGCACAAGTCAACAGAAAAATACGTCAAGCAGAACTAAACCAACAAACTGAAGGTGCAAATCTTGATGCTCGACTTAAGGTAGAGTTGTCAGAGCTTACAGAGCGTAATGCAACTTCTCGTGCAAACATGTCGGCTGAACAACAGACACGTCTTGCAAATCTTAATGTTCTTGTTGACTTCCGAAAAACTGATGCACAGTTTGCTCAACAAATGGACATGGCAAACCTTGCTAATGAACAGCAGATGGAACTTGCAAACCTTCAGGAAAGAGCTTCAGCAGATGCTGCAAACTTTACTGAAGCTAACAGATTCCGTATGCAAGAGTTGAACAACTATGTTCAAACTATGTCACAAAACGAGCAGTTAGCACAACAAGCAGATCTTGCAAACCTTAGCATGGAAGAAAAGATTTCTCTTGCTAATCTTGATTCTAAGAATCGTGCAGACTCTGAGTCTATGTCGGCAGAAAACGTTGCAGAGCTTCAGCAGTATGAAAAGAAAATGCAAGCGGCTCAGGTTAATGCACAGCTTGCACAGCAGATGGGCCTTGCAAATCTTAGCAATCAACAACAAGCTTCAATGTTTAATGCACAGATTGATGCTAATCTCGACATGGCTCAGTTTGATGCTAATCAGCAGGCTGCAATGGCTAACAGTCAGTTTATGCAATCAATGACTATGAAGGACTTTGATGCTCGTCAACAGTCTATTATGCAAAACGCAACAGCTATGGCCTCTATGGACATGGCAAACCTTGATGCTCAGACACGTTTGGCGGCTCAGAATGCTCAATCATTCCTTCAAATGGACATGGCTAATCTTAGCAACTCTCAACAAATGGCTGTGTTGAACCAACAACAAGCCCAACAAACTATGTTGTCAAATCAAGCTGCTGAAAATGCATCACGACAGTTTAATGCTGCTAATGAGCAACAAGCTAATCAGTTTATGGCAAGTTTGTCATCTCAAACAGAACAGTTTAATGCTGCTCAATCAAATGCGATGAGTCAGTTTAACATCTCTGAACAGAATCGTATATCGGCTCAAAATGCTCAGAATGCTACACAAGTATCTCTTGCTAATGCACAAATGGCAACAGATATTTCAAAGTTTAATGAGACTATGGATCAACAGCGTGAGCAGTTTAATGTTTCAAATCAACAAGCAATCGAACAAGCCGATATTGCGTGGCGTCGTCAATCAAATACAATCAATACTGCGGCTCGTAATGCAGCTAATCAGCAGAATGTTATGAATGCTTTTAATCTTGAAATGTCAGAGCTTCAGTTCCTTTGGCAGGAAGCTCGTGATAATGCAGCATACACACGACAGGCCTACGAAAACGATCAGACTCGTAGGACTCAGTTGTATGCAACAGCCATTGGTAACGAGGCGGCTGCTAGTGGTGAAAAGAATTCAACGACAATCTCTGCAGTTGTTGGCGCAGTAGATAGAATATTAGGTCTTGGAGGTTAATAATGGGATTTATTAAAAAAATTGGTAAAGGAATTAAAAGCGCCTTTAAAAAAATTGGTAAAGGAATTAAGAGTGCTTTTAAATCTGTTGGTAAGTTCATGGATAAGATTGGCATTCTTGGTCAAATAGGCTTGTCTCTTTTGCTACCGGGAATAGGGTCAATGTTAAGTGGAGCTTGGGGAAGTTTAGTAGGAGGGTTACAAGCGTATGGAGGAGTAGGCTCTTCTATTGTTAATGGTGCTGGTAATTTTTTAAATGCCGCAACTAAAGTTGCTTCAAATATTACAAAGCCTTTTACTACAATTACTGAAGGCGTTAAGAATGTTGTAGGTGAAACACTTAAGGCTGGTGCGAATGCGCTTGGTTTCGATAAAGCTGCTATATCACTAGGAAAAAAGTTTGGATCACAATATTTACAAGATCTTGGAGCTAATATTAGTAACGCTAATCTTACTTCAATTGGAGATGCTTTTGACGAAGGCGTAGAAGGATTTTTGGGATCATTCTCTGGAGGCGGTGTTGACCCAACAGGTGCTTATGAAAAAGCTCGATTAGAGGCTACAACTGCAAGTCCTGCTGAAATAGCAAGCATTACGCCTCCTACACCACAGTTTGCTGATCCAGATATTGTCACGCCTGATATGCCTGCAACTGTAGTAAAAACTGACTCTTTGTTATCTCCTGCCGTAGATGTAACTCCTCCTGTGGTGGGCGATCCTTCTGCGGTAGTTAATCGTCAGCTTATGACAGACGCAGAATTTTTGGATATTGCACAGCCAGATTTTACTGATACTACTAAGCGTGGTTTTATTGAAAAAACTTACGACAGAGCAGTCACTGCCGCTACTAAAATGATTCAAGAAGCTCCTGAGAAAGCTATGGACAAACTAGGCTCAACGATTACTGATATGCCTTCTCAATTTGCTAGAAGGGCAGTAGGGCTTGATCCAGATCCAGTATTCAACCAAGTGTCTTACGCTACTGTTGTTCCAACAATCCAAGAGGCTCCAATGGTAGGCTCGCAACCAATGATGGACCCAGTGCAGTACGTAGCTAATAATCAAGAATCAATGGCTCTACAGCCCTTTGGTCTCAACGCTAACATGTATAACGCGGCAACTTACATGAACACAATGCGTAAGTATGGTTTTGCATAAGGAACAATAACACATGAACGAAGAATATAATCAAATGGTTTTAACAGGCGGAAGACCTATTCCGGGTCAAAGTCTAACAAGCGATCCTTCAAATCCAGCGCCGTATGAAAAACCTCCACAATATACTTCAGTTCATGAGGCGTCAGAAGATATTTTTGAAGGGCTTATCGAAGAGCAGGCGTATCAAGAGATTTTAAATTTGTTGACTGAGAATGTACCTGTCATGGACATTGTACAGACTCTTTTGTTTACTGGATTTAAAGAAGGCAAATGGAATCCTGATTTGATGCTGATGCTTGTTGAGCCTGTAGCTTATATGCTGTTGGCTCTTGCTGAACGTGCAGGACTTGATCCAAAGATCTACCAAGGCGAAGAAGACGACGACGCTGAAGAGCGCGTGTTGGGTGTTGAGTTTAGAAAAGAAAAGATATCTCGAATTAAAAAACTTGCTGAGATTGGTAAAGCACCTTCAAGCGCTATCACACCTGAGATGGTAGAGACAATAGAAGCATTGCCTGTTACAGAAGTGCCAAGTCTTATGGAGCGTCCTCCAGAGGCACAAGCCCCTACACAAGAAAGCCTAATGGCTCCTCCATCCGTTGAAGAGGAAGAAGTATAATGTCTATTGAACAGTTTGGTGAATCTCTTTTAGGAGATATTCGCAAAAGAAGAGAGCAAGAATCTCGAAGACTTCGAAAGCAAGAAGAGCGTCAGGCTCTTATGGGCTTGGGCATCGGGATTGCGGCTAAGATAGGTAACGAAAGGCTTGCTAATAAAACACAAGATTTTCTTAAGAAAGAAGAGTTCTTGTTGGGTCAGCAAGCTCAGAACACAGCACTTGGATACACTTCGCAGCTAAACAACTATCGCTCTGCTATTCAAAAAGGAGGGGACGGTTATTCTTCTGGAGACACGATAGGCTATGCAATGACTCAGTTTAAGCCAGAATTTGAAGCTCGTGCGAAAGAAGAACTGTCTAATGTATATATTAGTGATGTAAGAGCTTACGACGCTAAAGTTCGCCAAGAAACAAAAAGAATGGCTGAAGAATGGGCTAGAGATTACGATCAAGCTATTTCGTTAGCTGATGAAGTTTTAGACAAAGATTCGTATTCAGCAATGGTTAAACTTCGTGCAACAAAAGCTAATCCAACAAACATGGGTGACTATATCACAAGAGGCATCTCAAGTCTCTTCGGAGGTAAGTCTCAAGAAGAGTTTGAAGAAGAAGCTTTTGAGGCCATCACTGACGAAATGGAAGACGCTAAAGAACTAAATACGTTTATGACAACTTTCCAGACCTTTGGAGACATGGTAAGAGCGTATGAGTTTACGAAAGATGTTTTTCCTCCAGAAGCTTTTAATGCTAATAAAACTGAAAAAGTTATAACAGAAGAAGATACTGTAGAGCGAGGGGATAATTTTTATCGTGTAAAAATTGAAACAAAACAAAATTTACTAGATCCTACTGAATCTTCAACTAAAACTGTAACGTATTTAGACAAGGATAAAAACGGAAAAATACTGCCTGTCTTTGGCCCAGACCCTAAAGTAACTGCAGCTAATGAATTAAAAGCCCAGCTAGATATTTTTAATCCTGCCAAGCTTGCAGTTCAGGAATTTACTAAAGAGGGTTTTGCAGAATTTTTACGAATGGCACAAGAAGCAAATGTTGAAAATCCTTCTAATCCACAAAACACTGCAGAGTATTTAGCAGTTTCAAATGTTTTTAATACTTTAGTTACACGCACTACAGGTACGGGAGTTTTGGACGATCCTTCTAGAAGAGAAATGATATCTGATTCTGTGAATGTTTTCATGACAGGAATTATAACTTCTGATATTATTAAAACGCAAGTGTCTGATAAATCTCCAGAAGAAAGAAATAGTGCCTTAGCAGATATAATGCGAAATATGTATAAAGCAGCCGAGGAAGTATATGGAACACCAGAATTTCCAGAGCTTGAAGACTACGGCTTTGTTTCATATTCAACAGTGGAAACTGCCACACAGCAACAATAATATTTTAACGAGAATATAAACTATGTCTAGAGTTGTGCAAACACCTGATGGCAAGATAATGTATGGCGTTCCTAATAGTGTTTCTGATGAAGAAGCAATTCAGAACTACTTATCAGCTAAGAATAGCGGCGTAACTGATTTTTCGTTGCCGAAGCCAGAGCCTGTTGTTGAAGAGCCAATGCCTGTTGTTGAAGAGAAAGAGGAAGAAACAAAAGCGCCTGTTGTATCTCAATCAGAAGCTCTTTTAAAAACTGCGGTCGAAGAAGATCCAAGCATTGCTACAGACATCGTTAGGGGTCTAACACAATACGGTCGTTTTGTTCCTAAAGTAATTACTGATGTGTTACCAACACCTTCAAAGTTTGAAAGCAGTGATCAGTTTATAAATCAAACTACAAAAGCTTTTGCTCAAATGGTTACAGATATTATTCCGGGCGTTGAGTCTGAAGATGTCGTAACTGAAGAAGGCAAAGTAAAAGAAAGAGGCCTTGCAGGAGCAGCAGTACAAGTAGCGCCTTATATTGTTGGTGGAAGCATTATTCAAGGAAGTAAGTATGCAGCCAAAACACCAAGTTTAATTCGCGCTGCTGTTGAAGGGACGTTGTTGAGTCAGTTATTTTACACTGGAGATGAAGAAGAAACATTTTTCAATCTTTTAGAAAACGATGACATTACAAACGAATCTGCAAAAGCTTTAATTGAATTCATGTCTATTGATAAGGACGATACTGTACTTGAAGAAAGAGTAAAGTTGCTTGCAGAAAACGCCGTAGTTGGTGGCGGAGGGATGGCACTCTTAAAAATTATAGAGCGCACAGCACCTGCAGTTGTTGAAACTGTTAGAAAGCCTTTGTCTTCTCTTACTAAAAAAGAACAAGTCAAAGCAATTGTAGATGGTCTAAAGATTAACAGAGATAAAGCTCCTTCAGCCTATGATCCTGCCAAAGTTACTGAATACATAAAAATTGATGAGGATGCTGCACAAGTATTCTTACAAAATAAATTTAGGCCAGACATGCCTTATACGTTCCATAGTGGACCTTTACGTCGTTTTATGCAGCGTACTTTTACTTCTCGTGGCTACTGGACACCTAAAGCTTTCAATGCTTTTAATGACGCAGCTTACGCACAGCGACAGATTGTTGCCCAAGCAGAGCATATTTCTAATAGACTTAAAAAGTCTTTAGACGATCTAAATAGCGACGTAAAAACTAAAACAGCGGCTACTAATGTTCAGCGGGCTTTGTCTGAAAATTTAGACTTTCCTCCAGATATGTCTGTAGAAAAACAAATTAGTCACATATCTCAAAAGTACAAAATTAATAATAACATTGCTACTGAGGTTGTCAATGCACGTAATCTTATTGACGATCTATCTGGAAAAATTGTTAATTCAGATCTAGTCTCTTCAGACTTTAAAGAAACTATTGTCGATAACATGGGGATGTATATTCGTAGATCATACCGCATGTATGAAGATGCTGGGTATCGTCCCTCATCTGCTGCAGTAAAAGAAGCAACAGAATATTTTAGACAGCAAGCAAGGAATCTAGGAAAAACTGAGCTAGAAGAAATAGAAGTGTTTGCATCTAACAAAGTTCAAGAAGTTTTAAAAAGCATAAATAATATAGACGATAATAAAAAGTTTGAAAGTTACTACGACAAAGTTAGTAGATTAAACAAAAGTGTTTTACAAAAACGAGAAGAAATTCCTCAAGCAATTAGAAACTTGATGGGAGAAATAAAAAATCCTAGTGAAAATATTATTTTGACAGTTTCAAAACTTTCAAGGCTTACAGAAAATAATAGATTTTACAACGAGCTTTATCAGCTGGGCAAGGGTAAGTATATTTTCGATGAATCTAAAAGCAATGTAGGCGCAGATGTTGTTATCAGCGGAACTAACTCTTTTCTAGACGGTAAGTTTACTACAAAAGAACAGGTTACTGCTATACAAAACAAAGTAGCTCGACTGTCGGCTTTAGATAATTCTTTTTTTACGGGGCTTGCTAATATAAAAGGCATGTCTCAAAAACAAAAAACCGTATATAGCCTTACTACACACGCTAGAAACATAACGGGAGGCGCACAGTTTGGTGCATTTAACGGAATAAATCCCTTTGCTCACGGTAATACAACAAGACAGGTGTTGTGGAACAGAATTAATAGGGGCGGGGATGCAGAGCTTGATGCTATGTATGAAAAGTATCTTCGTCTTGGAATCATAAATACTAGCGTAAGAGCTAATGAAACTCGTGAGCTATTAAAAATAGGCGCAGAAGCAGACGCAGACACTTTTATTACTCGTCTAGGTCAAAAAGCTGTTGGTTATGGTGTGCCTAAAAAGCTAGTAGGAGTAACTGAAGCTGTTGATGATGCATTGACTAGCACATATATGGCTGTCGATGATTTTTATAAAATTAATATGTTTGAAAGTGAGTTAGCTACTTTTAAAAAAGCTTATCCTAATGAGTCTATAGAAGTTTTAGAAGAACAAAGTGCTTGGCTTGCTCAAAATATGATAGCAAACTATGATCGTGTTCCTCCTGCAATTAAACAACTTCGATATCTTCCTGTAGGTAACTTTGTTTCGTTTCCTGCAGAAATTATGCGTACCTCTGCAAACATGTTAAAACAGTCTGCAAAAGAAATTGGATCTGGAAATGCTGTTATAAGAAGAAGAGGGTTACAACGTCTTGCAGGAATAAGCACAGGAGCCTTTGGATTTACTTTAGGAGCAACGGCAACTTATCAGCTTGCTGGATTTGATTCAGAAGAGCAAAAAGCAATTGAAAGATTAGCGGCAACTCCTTGGTCTAAAGCGCCCAAGAATGTTGTTCGGATAGACGATAAGTTATATGTAAATGATACTCAGTATATAGATAGTTACAGCGCTGTGAAAGAACCTTTTGCAGAAATAGCTCGTCAAATAAAAGAAGGCGAACTAAAAGGTGAGCAGTTAGATGAAAGACTAGGCGATGCTATATATCAAGGGATTACAAATATTTTAGCTCCTTACTTTGGTGAGTCTATGGTAACTGAAGCTGTCTTAGATGTTCAAAGTGCTATTAGAGGAAGCGGATATACTAAAGACGGAAAAGAAATATCTGTCGAAGGAATGTCTTTTCTAGATACAGCTGCAGCATCTATGTATCATATATTTGAATCTTTTGAGCCCGGTACTTACACTTCCTATAAAAACATTAAAGACGCTGTGGACGGTAAGCAACACCCTGTAACTGGAAAGATAAAAGATCCTTTCCTTGAAGCTGCTGGTTCTCTTACTGGCTTTAAACTTACTGAGTTTGATGCACGAGATTCTTTTAAGTACAAAGTAAAGGCATATGCCAGAAAGAAAAGAAACATGCTTTTAACTTCTCCTTCGTTTGGACAGCTTTCAACGGACATGGTTGATCGATATGTTTCTCGTCAAGAAGCATTATACAACATTCAACAAGAACTATACATGGATTACTTAGCTGCTGATACATTAATAGGCGGCACTGCGGTTCAGATTATGCTTGATAACTTAGGTGATGAAGAAGCAGAAATGATAATTGCAGGTGTCTTTCGACAGGAGGACCAGCTGACCGATAAGAAACTTACTGGTGTTCTTGAGAAAATGAACATGGATTCTGAAAAGCATACTGATTACGTCAATAGAATTATTGAAGCGCAAACAAGAATGTATTCAACGCCTCTAATGAATCCTGATCCAGATAGAGTAGATGAGATATTTAGTCGAGATACAGTTAAGCTTTTAGATACTTCTATGGAAGGCGTTAAAAATTTACCAACCGAAGAAGAAGCAATGCGAGGTAATTTTGCAAAAGGCGGCGAGGTCGTAGTACCTAACGCGCCTGTTGAACCTGATGAGCGTATTGACAAGATGACGGGTCAGCCCTACAACATCCAAGCTGGATCAGCTTTCGTAGATGAAGAAGACCCTGAGAAGCGCATGTTGTTTAACGAAGGTGGTTTTGTTGACAGGATTAAAAAAGCAGGCTATGACGCAGCTGTAAAGGCCTTGGGAATTCCTAAAGAAGGGCTTGAGTGGGCAATGAATATAGATAAAAATTACCCTGAAAACGAGCAGCTTGACGGTCGTGGAGACGCTGCAAGACACTTAGCCCTAGGCGTTATTGCTCAAAAATCTGACTATCCCGAAACAACTAGATTCCTTGCACACTTGAGAGAGTTTATTGAGCTTGATATTAAGGGTGGGGCTATGGACATAGAGAACAACAACAAAGGGTTTAACATTGAAGCTGATAGCTATGAAGAAGCTGAAAGAAAAATTGATAAGATGATTCGTAATGGAGAAGTAACATATCTTACTCCTGACGAAAGCATAGCTAATCGAGGATACTAATAATGAAAAGACTCATAGAAACTCTAAAGCGTCATGAAGGCGTCAAGTACTATGTCTACAAAGACCACTTAGGCTACGAAACTATTGGCGTCGGTCGTTGTTTAAAAGAAGGCGTAGGCTTAGGGCTTACTCACGACGAAGTAGACTACCTTCTAATGAATGATATTAATCGTTGTCTCGAAGAGCTAGACGCGGCTTTTCCGTGGTTCAAAGATCTTACAGAGATCCGAAGAGAGGCAATGATAAACCTGTGTTTTAACTTAGGACTCACACGTCTCAGAAAGTTTGAGAAGGCTTTGGCAGCTATGTCAATTCACAACTACGAAGAAGCAGCCGATGAATTCTTAGACAGTCGATGGGCTAAACAAGTAGGCAATCGAGCAAAAGAGGTTACTGAGATGATACGTACTGGAGAGCAGCATGCCTAAGAAAAAAGATCCAAGGCTAGAAAGGGCAGGAGTAAGTGGCTACAACAAACCGAAACGTACACCCAATCATAAAACAAAGTCGCACGTCGTGGTGGCAAAGGAAGGAGATAAAGTTAAAACAATTCGCTTTGGTCAGAAGGGCGCGAAAACTGCAGGCAAGCCTAAAGCAGGTGAGTCAGAGCGCATGAAAGCAAAGCGGAAGTCGTTCAAGGCAAGACATGCTAAGAACATTAAGAGAGGAAAGATGTCAGCGGCTTACTGGGCTGATAAGGTCAAATGGTGATGAAGTTATTTACTAAACATCCTAAGTCAGTTGGTGAGTCTTACTGGGAACACTTTAAAACAGCGACTGTTTTTTCAGGGTGGTTGATTTTAGCAGGCATTGCATGTGCGGTGCATGCGATCTTCCCTTTCTTGTTCACTAAGACTGCAAGTAAAATAGTAAAAAAATTATACATAAAATACTAAAGGATAAAAAATGGACATAAGACAAGCACTCAAATCACGAACAGTACAGTATGGTGTTGCTCTTGCTGTTCTTTCAGTTCTCCAAGGCTTTGTAGGTTTTCTTCCTGCTAATCCAGCTGTTCAGGCTATGGTAGGCTGTGCAATTGCAAGCGGTATTGTTGTTCTTCGATTTATGACAACTCAACCAGTGAGTAAAAAATGACAGCCAAGAAGAAAACAAAGTCTAAAGTAAATGAAGCAGGTAACTATACCAAGCCTACTATGCGTAAGCGGCTCTTCAACAAGATAAAGGCTGGTTCAAAAGGTGGTAAAGCTGGTCAGTGGTCTGCGCGAAAAGCTCAAATGCTTGCTAAAGAGTATAAGGCTGCAGGCGGAGGATATAAGTAATGGCTCTCAAGAAGTCTCAAAAGTCTCTTAAGGCTTGGACAAAACAAAAGTGGCGTACTAAGTCAGGCAAGAAGTCCAGCGAGACTGGAGAGAGATACTTACCTGCAAAAGCTATCAAGGCTTTATCAGCTAAAGAGTACGCCGCCACTACTAAAAAGAAACGAGAAGATACTAAGAAGGGTAAGCAACACAGCAAGCAGCCTAAACGTATCGCTAAGAAGACTCGCACCTACCGCTCTAAGAAAGCCTAGCATTTAGAGCATCAAGTTCCAGCTCTATCTTTTCATGAAGGCCGCTCAAATGATGGGTGGCCTCTTCTAATACCTTCCTAATTATTTTCTGTTCTTCGGTTTCCCGAAAGAATCTAGAAACCTCTTGTTCTGGTAGATGATGAAACTCTGACATGAGATTGCCAGAGCTATCAAAAAATATTCGAAACCCAATTAAATTTCCCTCGCTTTTATTTGTCATCGCGTGTTTCCATTTCAACACGAACGATGTCTAAGCCTTCAAGATAATCTTTAGATTCCATCAAAAGCTTTAACTGAGATTCAATTGCCTCATAGAAAGCATCATGATCGTGGAAGGCCATTGGATTACTAATGATAACCTCAACAGCCATCGCGTGTTTCTTCACGTCTGCTTCGTAATAGCTTCGCATTGTTTTTAATATCTGCTTTGTTGTTAACATCTTACCCCTCTTTATATCTCACAGTTATTACCAGTACATGCAAGCGTCTGTGATCCTTCTGTCATATCACTTTCTTCAGTAATGTCCCACGACATTTCAGTAGGAAAATCAGCAACCAGTGTTTCATATTCTTCTTCACTGATAGGCTCATAAGGTGCTTGTTGATATGTGTGCTCGCTATATGGTAAGAAACTAATACCACTAATCTTGTCAAACTTATTGTACAACCACTGGCCTACCTCAAGGAACTCGTCGTCACGATAGTAACACGTCATTGAAGGCTTGTGTTCACACCAAAAGTCTTGGTAGATTTCCCAAAGCTCAAGCTGTTCCATAGCACCCATCTCAGAGGCCGTCACAGCCCCGTCAGGAGACTTTATAGGAAAGGAGAATACCTTAGTACTAGGAGACATTACATCGTCTTCTACGGGGATTCCTGAGGCTTCAAGGACTTGGCAGAGGGGGTCTCTAGAGTCTGCTCGAACTCGTCTAATGTATTGAGATGAATATCTAGGGTGGATTCCACTCGCGCTATCAACAAGCTGACTAACAGTGCCGCTAGGCTTAATGGCGGTAATAGCAGTAGAAACTTCAATACCAAGAATATCAGCCCATCGTCTGTTGGTTTCGACGGCTTCTTCGCGTAGTTCTGTGAGCCACGTCTTAAGGACACCTTTGTCTCTCCTTCCCGACAACGTCGGATGATCCATAATGCCTGTTAAGCTAACGCCCAACAAGGCCTCTTCTTCTGTGTTGTTCTTCCACACCTTTCTCAAGTATCTGAAATTGGTAAGGGTAGCTTGTAAAGTTCCAAGGATAGTCGCAGTACGTACTTTCCGTTTGAGGTCTGAGAGACTATCGGACGACCTGACAACAACCTCTGATAGATTGCAGAATTGGTAGGGTCCGTAAGATGATTTCGCTAGCATGGATTAGTTCCAAAGTCATAGGTAGCATCTCTTCGCTCGTTCTTTGCAGCTTGCTTTTGACTTGCGACTCTAGAGAACATACCTCGCTCTCCTGAACGGGACTCGTATAAACTTTTCCACTCATTTAAAAATGCCTCAAAGTCTGGCTTCTCTGTATAACATGCACTATTGTTCGCTAGTCCCCGTTGGGGATTATCTTGCCACCACTGGCCTGACTTGCATCGTCGGAGTCTATCGTCAGTGAGGTTAGATAAACTGATGAGAGCGGACCTGCGTACACCGCCGACGACGACGATCTGTGCAATCTTACAGCAGAGATCATGACATTCGATGGAACTAAGTTTACGTCCAGCAGCCTCCCGAAAGACGCTGACTGTGAAGTTGAACAGATCGACAAGAGGCTCTGGACCAGACGCTCTACCTCCAAAGGTTTTAAGGGCTGCCCCTGCAGATCGTACTCCAGACACGTCCCATTTTGGAAGTTGACCTGAATAGAGCAAGCTAACAAGTTCCCTGTAAGCTTTAGCCCATCCAATTTTACTGTCGGCGACATGTATAACGGTATCGGTTTCATGGAATTCCTCTGCTACTTCTGGTAATTTTGTTACGTACTGACGCTCAACAGAGAAGCCTACGCCTGTACCACACATCAAGACGTACATCATTTCGTCAAACGCTTTTGGGTGGTCGATAGGCATATAACTACAGTTGAAGCCAGCAACATTATCACGATCCAGCGCTTCACCAGCAGTCATCAAAGCCCTCATACTGGGCATAACATCTAAGCTGTGGATGTCTGCAAACATTCCGTTAGCCTGCTCTAGTGTTAGCTTACCCTTCTCAATCCAGAAGTTCAAGTACCTGTCGATTGTTTCTTCCCAAGTCTCGCGCCGCTGTTCTTCTGGTAGGTAACGTGCGTATCGTGACTTGTGAATGTATTGTTGATATAGATCCATTATTTCTCCTTAGCTCTCCGACGTTTAGGTGTCGTGTCTTGTCGTGTCTTATGTTTTTTCTTTCGATTGAATTTGTTTGTTCTTTCTTGCTTCCTATCAATCATCTTCAGACGACCACCCCTCCGGTAAACTACTTTCGCTGTACCAACGAAAACCTTTGGAACTAGCCCACTCCCCATGAGATCGTTTAGTGCCATCAACACGTCTCTTTGCCTGAGGCATGGGAGCACTAGGATCAGAAAACAAGAACACAAGCTCATAGTTTTCAGGCAAGCATTTACTTATCCAAATATATTTACTATATTCAGGTGCATCCCAAAACCTTCCTTTGGCTTCGAGCAGTATTGTCTTACCATCAATCTCTTTAACAAAGTCGGCATGATACGTATGCTCAACGATATAGTCGATCTTTGTTGTATGGATATCCCATTCGGATAGAGGGCCTGAGTGCAGCTTGTACTCCCAATGAGAATCGTAGCCCGGCTCTAAGTCTTTCTCAACCGGACGCGGGACTCTTTTTTTTCTAAAGCCTCTTCTTATTTTAGGTGCTGTCAATGTAAAACCGCCTCTCTTTTTTCTATCTCAAGACACACAGCTTCATGAAGATTAAAAAGAGCTTCGTCATCTACAGTATCTATTTCATTACCACTTGAAATATGTATTGCAAAGCCCATTATAATTGCTTCAAGTGGAACTAAGTCTCCAAAGTCTTCATCTTCCATGAATTCATCACTGATTGTATGTCGCTTAGTGTAAAGGAATCAATGGGTCTTTCAGGATACATAACCACTAACTGCTTCAGTTTCTTCCTAACCCATCGAGGTGAAAAGGTACTTAGAAAAAACTTGTTGTTGGCGTAGACATGAGTTTGATCGGGCAAGAGTTCTTTGTAATTATTAATAGTGATTTGGTTAGCTTCTTCTTCCGATACTAATGTTTTAAGCCAAGCAACAAGTATAATTCCTACCTGTTTGTTTATTCTTTTTATCTTCCTTTGATTCATAAGATTTCTTCTACGCGAGGTTCTGATACAACCTTCGTAAAGTACACAGGGCCACTAGAGTAAGCAAAAGATCGAAGACCTTGACCGTCGTTAGCGTCTGCGTAGCATTCAAATTTATAGGGACAGTATGAGCATCCTGAGGGTAATTTCATGTTGCCTTTTTTACCGTCAGAAATAGTATTATAACATCGATCTGGAGGTGTGTCAAGACTTAAAGCCTTACGAACGTCTTTAATTTTCTGTTCGATGTTAGGCTTCTCTAAATCCTCAGGCTGGAACAAGCACAACTCGCCGCTCTCTTTGTTGATAACAAGGAAGCCTCCATCGTCTGTGTTCTCTGCAGCCTCGTAGCCAGCAAGCTGTGGCAGATAACCAAAGGGATCATTGTCAGCTAAGGACCCATCGACAAATTTCTTAAAAGAGTAACGAGAAGCAGACTTGACATCTACCACTTGCCCGTTGATCTTACAGTCCATGTGGCCTTTGATGCCAGAGACACTAATCTCTTTCTGCTCTGATGAAACCTCGTGACCAGCCAGTCGAACCAACATCAAAACAATTTCTTCAAGTATGTGTCCATAAAGAAACTTAATCTGTGTTGGTGCGCTTATAGCTGAAGGGAACTAGAGTTCTTGTTGTCATACCACAGTTGCCTAAGAGGCCTTCCAACATTAGACATCCTGAGAGTGAATTCTTTCGAAGACTCTCTAGGTTTAGACCAAGCCAGAATGCTTTCCTTCATACGCACCATCGTCTGATCTAGTTCTTCTTCATTTATCTCAAGAGCCTCTCCATTGGAAAGGCCTTCAAGCTTTGCATAGATATCTTGAACTAATGTATTTAAACTTTCCATTCTGTATGATCCACGAACCGACATCTTCGGTTTCTTGCATTGAATTCAACTACTTGAACTCTAAGTTTCTTTTGCTCTTCGGTTCGCTTATGACCCCAAGAACCTCCAGAGTTTTTAGATTTTACATCTATGAAGATAGGTGTTCCATTCTTCACAGCAATAATATCTATTGCACCAGTGCATCCAGTGTTCCGAAAGACTTCATAGCCTTCATCCCACAACCAAGTAGTGACGTAATGTTCTGCCATGTCTCCAAGACGTGAAGGGTCTGTTATTTCTTTTGGCATGCTAGGCTCCTACTTATATTTAATGTGTCTAATAACTCGCGCTTTGTCGCGCTTATCGCCAAGATAGAAGACAAGTCCCAGCTTTTCTAGCTCATTGGGTCGTGAGGATATGGAACTAGTGGGAATGTTTGGATGACTCCTAGTCATTTCTTTAATGGTTGTTCCTCGAGGCCCTGCTTCTTCAATTAGATTTAAAACAAACGTCCTAGTTCTACCTATCTGAGCAGAGGAGGCAGCTTCTTTACTCGTTGAAGGATCGTTCTTTCTGAATAACTTAAAAGATAATATATTTTCAAACATGTTTAGCTGTTCCATATTAGTGTGTTTCACTCCAACTATCTCCTATTTGATACTCGCCTGTCAACCCACAACGTAAATTAAACTCTAGTCCTGCTTGTTCAATAGCCTCGACACCCAGCTCTCCTACACGCTGAGAGACATCTTCGAGTGCTTCGATCTGCCATTCGTCATGCACATTAGCTACGAAGTGTGCGTCCATGCCGGACAGCTTATCGTTTAAGATAACAAGTCCTTTCTTCATAACTATTGCGCCTGCCCCTTGAAGCAGTGTGTTGAGTGCGGCGTGTTCAGATCTTACAAACAACTTGCGTCCGTCTAGCCCCTTGAGGTAGCCACGCTTTGCCGCTCTTGCAACTCTGTCTTTAAGAACTTTAAATGCAGGGAGATTATCGAAGAAAGATTGTCTAAGTCGTCCACCATCGTCTGCGTTTCCTCCGACCACCGTTCCAAGCTTCGCATCTCCTGCTCCGTACAAGAGTGCATAGATGAAAGTTTTTGCCTGATTTCTTGATTCAAGTCCCGCAGCCATTTGATTTGCTGTGTGTATGTCTCCGTTGAGAAGCTCATAAGTAAATCCCTCATCGTTCATATAGTGTGCCAGCATCCTTAGTTCCAAGCCGCTGGCGTCTATGCCCACAAGTTTATACCCATCCATCACCGTCCAGCACTGTCGGCACTCTTTACCATAAGGACTTCCGGTGCTAGGAACCTGCGCCATGTTCGGATGACTGTGTGTCATGCGTCCTGTCACTGCGCCGTTGGTATTAACAAACCCACGAACCCGTCCATCATCTTCCACAACCTTGAACCATGAAGTTATCTGAGCAATACGCTTTTGAAGCATAAGATACTTAGCAATAACTGCAGCTTCAGGAATGTCCTTTATCTTTGACAGGACTTTTTCATCAACAATTGGCTGTCCCGTAGGCGTAAATTTTGTAGGCTTCCAACCAAACTCCACGAGATATTCTCCAATTTGTTTCCTAGAGCCAAGGTTAAAAGGTTCAGAATCACAACGAACAAGATGCTCGTTCGGATTCTCATTCGCCTTTTCGTACTCCTCATCTGACAGTCTGACCTTCTTGGTTTCACCTTTTAATTGTGCCATCTTAGAAACCTTACCAGCTTTTGTCATAAGAGGGACAAGAGTTAACTGTGTTTCTCGTGGCCTGAAAGTTTTGTGAACAAGCTTCTCAGCCTGTGATATGTTTTCATTTAGTTCAGCCAGTAAGCTCATGGCGTGTTTTTCATCTAGCAAGAATCCACGATCTCGCTGTGCCTGCATGACTCGATACACAGAGTGTTCTAAAGCAACGGCATCTTTACTAAATCCTGCTGCCTCGACACGCGCAAGATGCTGATAGACCTTATGATTTAGTGACACGTCTTGTCTGCAATATGCCATCATCTCCGGCGAAAAGCTTTCAAAATCTTCGAACTCAATCTTCTTGTGTCGTAGCCTGTAGCCCCATCCTTCGAGGCCGTGACCCCCTTCTCGTGTTGGGTTGAACAGTCGAGATAGTACGAGAGTATCTATGATGAACCGATTGCCATCATCGAGATCAGAGCGAAGAAGTTTCTTGACTACAGGTATATCATATCCAAGGATGTTGTGACCGATAAGTTCTTTAGACTCTTCGAGCAGCTTGACGCCTTGATCTAATTGCTCTGGTCCAAACTCATAGAACTTCTTAGTTGCTGTGTCCATCGCAACAATACAAAAGACCTCAGTAGGATCGAGTCCGTTAGCTTCGATATCAAAAACATAGCTTGTCATATTTCATCTCCGTCATAGTCTCCAAGGTCATCAACAGATATTTCAGAAAGGCGTCCACTGTCTGAGTCATAGTGGAGGTGAGTGGCTAGACCAACATCCCCTGTGTATCTAGACTTTAGCACACGCACCTTGGTTGTTGAAGCAACCATAGGATCATCTGATTGTTGATTACGCTCTAAGCTTATCACGCAATCGCTCAATTGTGCTATGGACTGAGAGCCACGTAAGTGATTCAGTGCAGTTTCGATTCCGTTCTCATGGCCTCGATCCCCCTGTGTTCGTCGAAGGTGAGAGACAAGAATCATTCCACAGCCTGTCTCTTCAACAAGAGTTCGAAGCCTGTGCATGATCATGTCAATAGCCTTACGCTCATCAGGGTCATCAGAAAGCAGCACGAGCATATGAAGGTGATCAAGTATTATCCACTTACAGTCGCAGCCTATGATCATATAACGAAGCTTACTAAAAACACTTTCAAGATCGTTCATGCCAAGGTGTCCATACACCCACACACGATCCTTGTTCTCTCCTCCAAACATCTGGTGGTGTATCTGTCGGAGATCGTCTTGATCAAAAAGATTACGGACGCTGTCGAGGTGTAGTCTGGCGTCGGCTTCGATGGATAGAATACCGTCGATAGTTCTCTGCCAGTTCTCTTCAAGGGCCATGACGCCCACGTTGTCTTTGGTCTTCTTAATGAGCCAGTGTTCTAGCTCACGGGTGACACTTGATTTTCCAAGCCCTGTACCACCCGTCAATGTAACTAATTCACCCGCACGAAGACCTTCTAGTTTTTCGTTCAGCCCTACCCAAGGGAAAGGCACTGAGTCTTTTCGTGTGCGAGTGAGATAGTTTTCTACGTTCTCAGATACATTCAAGACTCCAGAGGGTGTGTATAACTTGGAGTTCCACCAGTACTGGACGTAGGCTTTGTGTTGCGAACCGCGCAACATGTCATTGGCGTCTTTGTAATCGACGGGCAGTGACATGATCTTTGCTTTACCGGGACGCAATAGTTTGGCTACCTTTCGAGCAGCCTCTTCCCCCACCTTATCAGTGTCAAAGTTAATGATGATGTTATCGAAGGACTCTAAGAACTCTAGGTTCTCCTTAACATCACGATCAGCAGACTGTGCGCCATTACGAATGGAAACAACAGGCCACTGTGAACCCATGAGTTCATAGGCTGACATGGCATCTACTTCACCTTCCACAATGGTTACGTACTTGCCACCACTTTGAAATAGCTGTTGACCAAAGAGACCAACATTTCTAGATTCACCTTGCCATGTAAAGTTTTTATCAGGCTTGCGAGTCTTTGATCCTACTCGCTCGCTGCCAGAATAGTACGGGTAAACGTGCTCGACTATTTGACCTTTTGAATTCTTTGTGGATTTAACTCCGTATTTCTTAGCCGTTGCCAGACTGATTCCTCTGTCTGTTAGGGCGTAGTATTCACCGTCGTCCATAGACTGCCTCGATGATATTGGAGTGACGTTATCAAGTTTATTACTTGGGATGAAAACACCGCAGCTAAAACATTTGATGGAGCCATCGTCGTTCATCGCTGCGGGATCAGATCCCCCACACTCAGGGCAGGGGATGTGAGTTTTTTTAAATGCCATGTTAGTCCTCGATGACTTCGGCTTCCTCAATGAAAACAGCATCTTCGGTCAAGTACTCTTGAACCTTAGAGTGTAGAGCAACTGCTGCTGCTTGTGCGATAACGACACGATCTTCTAGGGATCGCACGTCTTGTTCTGCTGTTACCAAAAGCTGGAAAGCTTTCTGCCCTTCAGCAGGCAAGAGGGTTACGTCATAAGACGTATCGTTGTGTGTGTAAATAACATTAGACATTATATTTCGTCTCCGTCTCCGTCTTCGATATCAAACTCAGAACCATCTGGTGAGTTATATTCTACAAGATCAAGGACTTGCATTGCTTGGAAATCCAAACCCTTAAATACTTGCCCGTTCCACTTAGTGTCCCACTCCTTGTATTGGACCTTAACGTGTGAACCATTACCAACATTCACATCAATCTCTCGCTTACTCTTGTCATAAAGCCTAGGCGCTTGACGAACCATGCCGTCCTTGCCATCGACCTTACGCTTGATGATCAACGCAGGGCCTTCTTCCATGTCTTTGACTGTGAAACCACGATCACGGAATGAATCAGCTGTTGAATCATCGACAACAAGATTAACTGAGTATGCTGGTGTAAACTTTGTGTTAGGTGTAGTAACAAAAGACCAGTATGCTTTGCCTTCAATCACTGCCATTATATTATCTCCTATATAAATATGTAATAAAATCAGGTATTTGTCTTAAAATATATTCTTCAGTAATTTCAATACCATTATACTGAGAATTTATTGTAACCCACTCTTTCATAAATGTCAAACTTTCTTTTGATGGCATGTGAACTCCAAGCATCATCACGAAAGCCCTCGCTAAAACATCATCTAGCAATTCATCATCAGATAGTGTATCATCACACATCTCACCTCCTATTGGTTTACTTCTTGGATAAGTCTATCAACATACCACTTACATTTTCTGAGGTCTTCAATCGGCTTACCCTTGTAGTCGTAGCGCCACAAATACTTCAACGCATTGCCTTTCAGGTAGCCTCTGAACTCATTCTCAGGCATCGAAGCTTTGATAGCTTCAATGGCTTCGACAGCCCCTTTGTTGTAGTGATCAGGCTTCGTCACTGGGTCAGCAGGCTTCCGTATAGAAAGCTCATTCAGTTTTCTCATGGCGTCCCACTGATCTGGACTCGCATTATCTATGGACATGTATAATCTCCTTCTCGTATTGAATGAAGTATATAGAATACCTCAGTCGGAGTCAAATTTAAACCCTCCAAACCTTTAGCAACTGCTGTATAATCAGGATAAGGATTATTAAAAATGTGCATCCAAACTAGATCATCTACTGTTAGCTGCTTGTTGTCAAGACTTTCCATTATATTTTCCTATATCATATTAACATATTCATCATTGATGATTGTTTGTATGTGGACGTACCCTTCAGGCCAATATGTATAAGACTCCTTCAAGGCCTTCGCTGTCCTATGTACTGACGCCTCGAAGTGCTCATACAACCCTAGTTCGTCCTTACAGTACCAGAAGGGTATCCGCAGCACTGGCTCTGCTGGCCCACGTTCCTCATAGTAAACAATAATTTCAGCGTCGTTACCTATAGGTCCGTCGTTACCAAAGTGTTTCGAATGATTGTTCTCTGGTTGTTTCATAACTCACTCTCCGGTAGCTCATCACTCGCTAAGAACAGGATCTTATCTAGCATTTGTTTTGTCATTACTACGTTACCCCTATCGTCTAGGGTGTACTCGAAATCCTTACGGATCACAAACGGAATACCTCCCCAAGGATCTCTCTTCATGATGTCATTGGTCACAGTCCTTGCCTGCGTGTAGCCTTGACAGTAAACAGAATAGTCTCCGCCTGTGACCTCGTAGATTGATGCTTCATTTATCAGCATTGTTTGTGCTCCTTTAAGAGACGATGAAGTTAACGTAAGCCAACGCAAACGCTGGCGAAGCTAAGATTGCAAGTATCAAATAAGCTTGTAGCATTTTCATTTTATTACTCCTCTGGGTAAGATTCTTCGAAGACATAGTTGTCTATCATGTAGTCAACTATCTCGTTCTTCTGATGCTCTGTCAATAGATTTATAATCTCCGTGATGTTCAGAAGCTTTGCCGAGTTTAGGTAGATCCGCTTTTCAATTTTGTCGTACTCATAACCGACAGTTATATCTAAAGTCATTTCATGATCTAGTAAATCATACTCATACTGTAGTGTCATTGCTTTCGTCTCCTGAAAATTGAGTAAGGATAGTTCTGCCATCGGTTGCTTCGTTCTGATAGTCACCCGAAGCAAGCTTATGGTATGCCTCTGCGTCTGCTGCGTCAAGAATTAAGTCTTCGTCTTCATCTACTGCTGCCAACACATCAACAACAACGTCCACGTTCATGGTTACAAGGACTCGATGGACACACGTATCTACCTCTTTCTTTGTGTCCTTACAGCAGTCCTCAAGGTTGTCAAGGGCCACTAAGACTGAGTCAAATCTTAAGTCATCAAAGTCCTCGATCAGTTTCTTGTAGGTCTCGGCAGTATCCGCCAAGTTTCTTAAGGCCTTGCGCTTTTCTTCTTCCTGATAGTTATTCATTGATATGTCCTCAATATAAATCCGTGAACGCTCCATTGCGTCGTGGTGGTTCGTAGTCTTCTACAGCTTCTAAGAAGGCCTTAAGCTTGCCAGACTTTCTTAGCTTCCACAAGGCGCTGTTCTCGATCTGCTGGACTGTAGCCCTACTGACCCCTAGCTCTCGTGCAATCTCTTTGTGTGACATATGGTACTGAATGTATTTCAAAGTATGTCCTCCGTAATTATCTTTTGAATTTTGTACTCGAGGCCGTTGTCTAGGTTCTTTAGCCTGTAAAGCATTGCTTTTGCCTCACCAAGATCTACAAACTGAGCGGCCACTTCCCAGAAAGGATTGCTGTTGTCCCGTGCCTGTATCTGATACTGTATGTCGATGCCAATCATTAGATATACCTATGTGCTGGTTGAAGTTCTTCCAATAGAATATCAATGCCCATATTTTTTATAAGCTTGATAGCCCTTGGCGTGAATGTCTTTGTGCCTGCTAACTCTGCAAGCATCTGTGCGTGTTCGCATACGGGATATATTTTGTCCTCGCCATACACGCTTTTTTGCTTTACTACGATTCCTTTAATCATGCTTGTGTCCTCGCTCATATCCGATGGTGTACCCAATGACTGCGCCAGCAGAAAACACGCCGACGCTTATTATTCCTAAGATTACTAATTCCATTATTAAGCGTCTCCCTTTTCTATCTCACGCCTTTCTGCTTGTAGCTCATCGTAACAATGGTGGCACACGCTGTCATCATATGCTTCGTCATACATGACGGAATCCTCTCGCCAGTATCTACCGTCACATAATGGACAGTCAAACGGATAGGGCATCATTCTGTCTTACCTCCTGCTAGTCTGTCATCTAGTGCATTCTCGACCACGTCTGTGCCGTATCGCTTTATCATGTAGTGAAGGAATGAATGGCTGTCTACATTTACATTCCCTACCTTTATGTGATGAACTCCCCAAGCATTCGCCGGTGATTCCAATCCCTCGATATACATCTCCAAATCTCTTTGTAAACTCATGCCGCCCTCGCAATAATATTTCGTTGATTCTTTTCCATTGTCTTACCGTGTCCGATGTAACAAACAACCGCCACATCTTTTGACCAGCAAGCCCTACACGTCCCACACTTACCCGCTCGCGTGTATGCCTCACAGACTGCCGCGCCTACTGGTACGCTGTCAAGTGTCGATATTGTTGACGTTGTAGCGCCTTCGATAGTCTCGCCGGTGATACTGTCAGATGATCGGCGAATCACTACGTTCGGTAACGCTTCCATCTGTGCGATCACTTCTCGAAACTTCGGAAACTTGTGCATTCGTGTTGGTAACCAATGCTTAACCCAAGGCGTCAGCGACATAACCTCTAGGATCTTTCGAGCCAATCGGATGTCGTAAACGTCGCCGCTGTCAAACCAGCGAAAGTATCGATCGTTATCTAGCTCTGCCGCCATATCAGCGACCCAGTCGTCACGCTTCCAGTCTTCTCGATTGTGCTCGCGTGGGGCTTTAACATTCTTGAAACGATAGTTACCGGTAGTCGCATAACATCCCGAACAAGCTGCGACCAATGAACCGTCGCTGTTTCTTGAAGCTGGGCAAGTGTCGAGCGCTTGAAGAGACCAAGAACGGCAAGGCATCTTTGAAGCTTTAGAAAGTTTTAACATGGCTTTTGTCCTATGCTGTCACGTTAGTATAAAAGTCTGATTTTTTGTTGACGTACCACAAAGCGGTTTCCGCATTTGGGAATCGATACATGTCCAACACTGGCGACACATGAAACCCGCTGTCATGGTATTCGTAAAGTTTACCTTTGTCCAACACTAGCTTAACTCTGGCTGTGTGTCCATTGTATCCGTCTGGTCTGTCTGCGTAGCATACGATCATGATTAACACCCCATTAAAGGTTGAAAGGAAATAAGGATTGATATCGCGCCTACTGCTATGACGTTAAATCCTAGAATAAATGTATTTATGATTAATAATTTGATCATTGTTTAGCCCTCTAGCTTTATATAACCAGTAACTTGCCGTCGCCCTGCAGTGCTCGCAGTCCAGTCGATTATCTCACTGTCAACGATTGTCGCCACATGACCGCACATTGATATCAAATAAACGCCCTTGGGGTTTGAGCGTATAAACTGATTTATAGTCTGTACCTTGTACCCTGAGAATTTAGCCGCTGTCGCGGTAAATTGTGGGTAGCCATGCCATGAAACCGTTCGCCCTTTCATCTCGCAAATTTCCTTGCAAGCTTTCTCGACAATGTCCCATGTCGCTCCCCTACCGTGTGGCCTGCCATACTTCGCAAGCTTCCGATGTGCTAGACCATACGAACAATCTAGCAAGTTTGACAAAGCGCGAACCGTACAGTCTCCGTGTTCTTTGTATGCCTTACGGCATTCCAAGTGATCTTCGTAAGTGTTCATTGATTTACCTTACCTTTTAAGCTGTCCACAATAGCGCCCCGTGTGAGACGCTACAATTGACCTCCTAAATTATGCCGCATTGTTGATTTCGCTTAACTTGTTTAAAAGCATTTCTCGTTGGCATTCATCAATTATCTTGTCGCATCGCTCCATGTCTCTGCGAATGTCATTCAAGAATCCATATGATTCGTTTGTGCCGTCGAAATATTTTTCGATGTAATTCGCTTCTGTGCGGTGTAGGTTCTTCAACTCATTAAGCGATTGAGTGATCATTGCATTTAGTTCTTGATACGTCATCATGTTGTTACCCTCATAGTTTATTGCGTGTTATTTGTAGATACTCACGAGCATATGAATACCCACAAAAAACACGCCACAAACTCACAAGCTTTCTCAGTCTTTGGTGATCTTCTGAGATCGGATTGTCTGCCCGATCCCTATCACCATTCGATACTCGCTTGCATCTGTGGCGTTAGCGCTTCCAGTACATCGTTTTTAGTTTCGATTAGTGCCTACCCTCGCACCTCACTTCCCCTAAGGTCCACCCGAAGATGAGACAGGATACCCTGTCAAGTAAGGTCCAGCTTAGATAGTCTCGCACGTCATCTAGACTTCAAAACATCTGGCTAACAATTACCCGTCTGTTAGTGACGTTGGCTGTTTAAAGGTACTCAGTAATCCTTTGAAGGGCATCCTTCGCTGGCCTTTCCCTGCCGGTTGATCTCTAAGCTATAGATCCCTTTTGAGACTGTCAACAGATATTTTTAAAATATTTTTCTGAAATGGGTAAAAATTGTGGTAAGTCCTTGAAAACCTTTGGAGAAAAAAATTTAAAAATAATTCTTAAAAGGCCTTTGAAGTCCTTTAAAACTTGTCCACTAGTCTCTGAAATCTTTGGAGAGCTTCAAAAATCTTTTGAGATTCTCATGTGTTTTTCAGTTGAGAAAGTTTGTGAAATATTCACAGGCTTTGAAGTCTTCACAAGGGCGTGAAAATGTGGTAGGGGCTTTGAAGTGCGGGAGATTGTGGAGGGCTTTCGAGTCTTTGGAGGGGCGGGGCAGGTGGCCATACCCCCTCCCGTATATATATACTCATGCTCGAATATTTTTAGAAGGTTTTGGAGTGTCTACCAGATAGGCGGACAGATCTTCCAAGACCTAGGATTGTCGCCCCGATCTTCTAAGAGTCGCGGGGGATATATACATGTACCTCTGCGGGGTACAATAGTATTATACACCTGTATTTCAGTTTTGTCAAGAGCAAAAAACTTAAAAAAAGACTTGACAAGCCTCATATATAGGTATATACTATACTTATGGAAAATAAAAAAGAATTAACAATTAAACAACAAAGTTTTCTTGACAACTTAATAGAGTGTGGAGGTAATGCTAAAAGAGCAGCAGAGATTGCAGGTTATGCTCCCGGTAGTTATACCACAGTTGTTAAGGCCCTTAAAAGTGAAATACTAGATTTAACTGAAGGTATTCTAGCTCTAAACGCTCCTAAAGCTGCTGTAAAGCTTGTAGAGGTTTTAGATAGTGATGAGCCTATACCACAAGCTAATATTCGACTACAAGCAGCTCAGACGCTTCTAGACCGTGTTGGCGTAGCAAAGAAAGAAAGATTAGACGTAAAGATAGAGAATCCAAGTGGTCTTTTTATTCTTCCAGCTAAAAAAACAACAATAATAGAAGATGCAGAATATGAAGAGACGGACTAGCAGTACAATTCCGTTTGGTTATAAATTAATAGATGACGATCCTGAACACATCGAAGAGATCCCCAGCCAACTTGAAGCTTTAAACAAGATACTACCGATGATTAAATCAAGATCTTTATCTTTACGTGAAGGTGCATTATGGTTATCCCACAAAACAGGACGACCTATAACGCATCAAGGACTACAAAAAATACTAACTAAACATGACACAGAATGATTGGGATGTTAATCCAGACAGCTATGTCAAAGATGACGATGGTAATTTTGTCCTAAAGAAAGACGGAACACCTCGTAAGAAGGCGGGGCGTTCTAAGGGGTCAGGAGGTAGAGGCTATAACTACCACTCTAAGACCAAAGCGAAGCTAAGTGCTTCTAAGAAGATTAGAGAAAAGAAAAAAAAGATAGCGCAGGCCCGTTCCAGTATAACAAGACATCAAGAGTCTTTGAAGAAAACTGAAAAAGCCCTCGACATACTAGAAGATAAATCTAAAAATCGTATTGTCGAAGAAACGTTTGTAGAAGAGGCGACTCCTTCGCTTCAGGCTGAGTTGAAAGAGAATGTTATATTTCAACCCAATGAAGGCCCTCAAATGGATTTCTTGGCTGCAGGTGAGACAGATGTATTATACGGTGGAGCGGCTGGTGGAGGTAAGAGCTATGCGATGTTGGTAGACCCGCTTCGTTTTGCTCACAGGGCAGCACATAGAGCATTAATCCTGCGGCGCTCTATGCCAGAGTTACGAGAACTAATTGATAAGTCTCGTGAACTCTACCCTAAGGCCTTCCCCGGATGTAAGTACCGTGAGGTAGAAAAGCTTTGGACTTTCCCAAGCGGTGCTAAAGTAGAGTTTGGATTCTTAGAGCGTGATGCAGATGTATATCGCTATCAAGGCCAAGCTTATAGTTGGATAGGTTTTGATGAGATCACACACCTACCAACAGAGTTTTCGTGGAACTACTTAGCTTCACGATTACGAACGACAGACTCAGAGATTGTACCTTACATGCGTTGTACGGCTAACCCCGGTGGTGTAGGTGCAGGATGGGTCAAAAAGAGATATATAAGCCCCTCAGTGCCTAATGATTCGTTTATGGGCCACGATGGGATTACAAGAAAATTTATACCAGCTCGACTAAACGACAACCCGTATTTGGCTGAGGATGGCCGATACGAGCAGATGCTAAAGAGCTTGCCGCCTACCCAACGAAAACAGTTGCTTGAAGGTAACTGGGAAGTTGCAGAAGGCGCAGCATTTACAGAGTTTGATCGAGATATACATATTATTGAGCCTTTTGACATTCCTCTTCATTGGGAGCGTGTCAAGGGGCTTGACTATGGTTACGCATCAGAATCAGCATGTATTTGGGCTACGATAGATCCTAACGACAATACATTAATTATTTATAGAGAATTGTATCGTAAGAATCTACTAGCTACCGAACTTGCTGAAATGTTGACAAACATGGAACTAAATGATCCGATGTCTGTCAGAGGCGTACTAGATACAGCCTGTTGGTCTAGGACAGGAACAACTGGACCCACAGTAGCAGAAACATTAATTCAAGCTGGACATAAGCTTAGACCTGCAGATAAGAACCGTATTGCAGGTAAAATACAGATACATGAACACTTAAAAGTTCTACCATCTGGCAGACCACGAATGCAGATATTTAATACTTGTCCTAATTTGATTCGTGAGTTACAAAGCATTCCACTTGACAAAACTAATCCTGAAGATGTAAACACACACGCAGCTGATCACGCATATGATGCATTACGTTATTTAATCATGTCGCGGCCAAGAATACAAGATCCACTAAGTCAAATAAGAGACTTACAGCGTGAACAACACTTTCAGCCTTTTGATTCAACATTTGGTTACTAATATATGAATGATGACATCTTAGACAATGCAGATAATCTTTATTTCACGGAAGTTGAAAATGAAGATGGCATGAATGTTGAATTAAACGAAACACTAAAGTCTAATTTAGCAGGTTTAATTGAAGCTCGTTACGTTTCGGCAGAACAAGCAAGAGAGTATGATGAAGATCGTTGGATCACAGCATACCACAACTTTAGAGGAATGTACCCAAAACACGTTCCTTTCCGTGAGAATGAAAAGTCTCGCGTGTTCATTAAGATTACTAAGACTAAAGTACTGGCTGCATATGGTCAGTTGATTGATGTTATTTTTGGAACAGGTAAGTTTCCTATTGGCGTTAGCCCAACAGAAATACCTGAAGGTGTTCCAGAGTATATGCATCTATCACAAGATGGAGCACCCGGCATAGAAACGACAACGGGCGGTATGGACGTTGCTGAAGAAGTTGAGAATCCGTTTGAAGTAGGCTTTGAAGGAGACGGAAAAGTTCTTAAGCCCGGAGCTACCTATCGAACAAACAAGTTTATCGATGATCTTGTAGAAGAAAACATAGATGACTTTGAGGACGGACCACACCCTGATCCTCAAATACTTGAAGTGTCTCCAGCTAAACAAGCTGCAAGAAACATGGAAAAGTTGATTCACGATCAAATTGATGAATCAAATGGTTCAAGTGAACTACGCAACGCTATCTTTGAATCATGTCTGTTTGGTACAGGCATTATCAAAGGTCCGTTTAATTTTAACAAAACTTTACACCGCTGGGAAAACAGCGAAGAGACAGGAGAACGTGAATACAACCCATTATTTGTTAGAGTGCCTCGCATTGAGTTTGTTTCTATTTGGGACTTTTTTCCTGACCCTAATGCCACTAGTTTAGAAGAATGTGAATATGTGCTTCATCGCCATAAACTCAATAAGTCACAGCTTAGGTCTTTAAGCAAGCTTCCTTACTTTGATGAAGAAAGTATTCGTGAAGCGCTTAAGCTTGGTCCTAACTATGTCGAAAAAGATTATGAGCATGAGCTAAAAGACGATCATCGATCAGAAGAGTATGGTTCTAATAAGTACGAAGTTCTTGAGTACTGGGGAATCATGGATGCTGAATATGCCCGTGAAGTTGGTATGGAAGTTTCTGATGATGTAGACGATCTTGATGAAATTCAGATTAATGCTTGGGTGTGTAACGGCCTTGTATTACGAGCAGTCGTTAATCCATTTACACCTTCACGTATACCCTATCATGCTTTCCCTTATGAGCGCAATCCATACAGCTTCTTTGGTATTGGTGTAGCAGAGAACATGGATGATAGTCAGCAGATCATGAATGGTCACGCACGTATGGCTATCGATAACCTAGCTCTTAGTGGCTCATTAGTCTTTGAAGTAGATGAGTCTATGTTGGCTGGCGGTCAAAGCATGGAAGTATATCCCGGTAAGATCTTCCGTCGTCAAGCAGGAATGCCGGGTCAAAGTATTCATGGCTTAAAGTTTCCAAATACATCTCAAGAAAACATGATGATGTTTGACAAGTTCCGACAGCTTGCAGACGAGCAGACAGGTATTCCAAGCTACTCACACGGCATGACGGGCGTTCAAAGCATGACACGAACAGCGTCAGGAATGTCTATGTTGCTTGGCGCAGCGTCACTAAACATTAAGACAGTTGTTAAAAATCTAGATGACTTTTTGTTACGGCCTTTAGGTCTTGCATATTTCCAATGGAACATGCAGTTCTTTGAAGGCTCTTTAAAAACTGAGGGTGATTTAGAGATTAAGGCTATGGGCACAAACAGCCTAATGCAGAAAGAAGTAAGAAGTCAACGACTAACTATGTTCTTGCAGACAGCACAGAACCCTGCCGTTGCTCCGTTTGTTAAGATGTCTAAGCTTATCTCTGAACTTGCATACAGCTTAGATCTTGATCCAGATGAAATTTTAAATGATCCAGAAGAAGCGGCCATTGCTGCACAAATAATAGGACTACAAAATAATGTTGGACAAACAGCTGGCAGCGAAGCTGTCCCCACTGGCGAGCAACCCGGAGTTATGGGAGGCCCTGAAGGAGTACCTCAACCACCGCAAGACCTTGGAGCTACAGGGACTGGTGGCGGCAACATCGGAACAGGAAATGTTCCGCAAGCAGGGGAGAGTGAATTTGCTGGATAATTTGATGTCGCTACCTGCACAAATCAAAGCCGCAAAGGAATTTAAAGATGAGTAAAGAATTTCCAGACTTAACAGGTGACGGTAAAGTCACACAAGCAGACATTCTTAAAGGACGTAAAGTCTTTGCAGAAGGTGGCTCATTAATGGTTCCTGTAGAGCGTCAACAGAAAAGTGCTGGCGGTGTTATTTTTAAGCAAGTATTAAAAGCAATTTCCAAGCCTAAAACAAATAAAGCAAAAGCAATTACTACTGAGTTAAAAGAAAAATATGATCCTGCTGAAATAGAAGAAATGGCAGAGTCTTTTGTCGAGGCTGTAGAAAACAACACAAAGATGACCAGCAAAGGAACAGTTTCTTTAAAGACCCCACTAGCTAACATTGCTAAAGAAGCTGCAGATACTTTGAATGAAAATAGAGACGTAACAAAGAATTTTATTGATGCAAAAGATATTATTAAGATATCACGGTTAGACGATTTACGTGCTGGTGGTGGTGGTAAAACAGATAATCTTTTAGATTCAATCATACAATCAGTAAGCTCAGTTACAGAAAAGCCAAGTGTCATGGGAAGCTTTATTCCTGACGAAGCTGCAGGTACACGCCCTGTCAGAAAGTCTCAAGTACTTGCTGGAGCAAAGGGAGCAGTTGCAGGTTCTTTATTAACTGGCACTGCTATGTCAGCTTGGAACACGATAAATGATAAACCACCTGTAGATGAAAAAGAAGCTTCTGCTTTTGAAAAAGCCTTTAGTAAAGCCTTTAATGAAGGCGAAGAAACATTTATGTTTGATGGTAGAGAATATACGACAGAAGTTCGAAAAGGAAAAGCAGAGGGTGGATCCATGACACTACTATTACCAGTTGAAGATATGAAGCCCGACGTAGAAATGGAAGATGATTACGTTTCATACGTTATGGACGAAACACTATCAGATGATGAAATGACATATGTAAACAAAGCACTGGAGTCTGATAATCGATTGAGTGAGTTGTTTGACAAGATAGTGTTGGCATCAGCAGAATTTACAGGTGCTGGAGAAGTAGACGGACCCGGTACTGGCACATCAGATGATATACCTGCACGACTCTCAGATGGAGAGTTTGTATTTACAAAGAAAGCAGTAGATCAAATTGGTGTAGAAACACTTGAAGAAATGATGAAGGACGCAGAATCCGAGTACGATGCGTCTAGACAAGATATGGCAGTTGGTGGAATCATGAATGATCCAACACAAGATGAGAAAGCTGTACTGCCAGACGAAGCTATGAGTGATGATGAGATTGAAGAGCAAATGCTCGATTCTAATCGCATTCCTAGCTTAATGCGACGATAAGGCTACCTAAGAAGTTTTAGCCCCTTATCACAACAATAACCTTGAGGCCACCTTGTAATCTCAAGACCCTAGAATTGCTTCTAGCCACCTTGAAAACAAACAAGCCCCGAAAAGGAGTAAGACATGACTGAAGCACATGAACCAGAAGCTAATCCATACAATGCAACTAAATCTTGGCACGAGGAGTCAGAAGCATCTAACGGATCAGCAGAGAGTCTATTTTTCGAATCAGAAGGTTCCGATGAGGCTACCCTAGAAGAGGCCCCTCAAAAGCAAAGAGGAACTAACTATAAGAAAAGGTATGACGACCTAAAACGACACTATGATGAAAGGATTTCAGAGTTTAAGCAAAAAGAGCAAGAACTGTTAGCACAAGCGCAGGCAGCTCAACCATCTTATCAGCCGCCTAAATCGGCAGAAGAGTTGGAGCAGTTTAGAACTCAGTATCCTGATTTGTATGAAACTGTAGAGTCTGTTGCACATCTACGAAGTCAGAAAGAAGTACAGGCACTTCAACAAAAGATGCAGGCCATCGAAGAGCGAGAAGCAATGATCTCTCGACGTGAAGCTGAAACTAAGTTGCGAGACCGCCACCCTGACTTTGAAGATATTCGCGGAGATGAAGGGTTTCATGAATGGGCAAAAGAACAGCCTGTAGAAATACAAGGTTGGATCTATAATAACCCAGATAATGTTAGTTTAGCAAGTCGTGCTATAGATATCTATAAAATGGAAATGGGCATGAATGTAGGAAGCCCTAGAAATCAGTCAAGTCAAAAAACGTCTAGAAAAGAAGCTGCAAGTTTAGTATCTACAAAGACTACAAGTGTAGATACTAAGCAGCCAAAAATCTGGACGACTCGGGAAATAGCTGCCCTATCTATGGACGACTATGATCGACTTGAAAAGGAAATTGATCAAGCCGCCCAAGAAGGCAGAGTAATTAAATAACTTTGTTTTTAAGGAGTCAATACAATGGCTAGTAATACATCCGATCAGTATTTTGCTAAATCAGGGAGCAACTTCTCTGGCAACAACTTCATGCCAGAACTCTATTCCAAGAAGGTACTTAACTTCTTCCGTAAGGCGTCTGTAGCAGAAGCAATTACAAACACTGACTATGCTGGTGAGATCTCTGCATTTGGTGATTCAGTTAAAATCATCAAAGAGCCAGTAATCACTGTCGATCAATATGAGCGTGGTGGTGCTGTAACTGCAACAACTTTGACTGACAACGAAGTAACTCTTGTTGTTGATACGGCGAACGCATTTAAGTTCATCGTAGACGACATCGAATCTTCAATGTCTCACGTTAACTTTAAGGAAGTTGCTTCATCTTCAGCTGCTTACGCATTGCGTGATGCATTCGACACAGGCGTAATTGCTAAGTTGTTTGCAGGCGTTCCTGCGTCAGCTCCAAACCACATCCTTGGTGCGGACAGTGCATCTGATCTTGCAGCTGGTACTTTTGATGGTAGTGGTAACCTTGACATCGGCTATGCTTCTGGCGAGCACGATCCAATTGATGTTCTTTCACACATGGCGCGTCTTCTTGACGAGCAGAATGTTCCTGAAGAAGGTCGTTGGTTCCTTGCTAACCCAGAGTTCTACGAGCAGCTTGTACAGACTAGCTCTAAGCTCATGAGCGTTGACTTTAACGCTGGTCAGGGTTCAATCCGTAACGGTCTCGTATCTTCTGGTAAGTTGCGCGGCTTTGACATGTACAAGACTAACAACATTGCAGCTACTTCTAATGCAGCTGGTAAGTGTATTGCTGGTCACATTTCATCTACTTGTACTGCACAGACTATTATCAACACTGAAGTAGTCCGTGATACTGCAAGCTTTGGTGACATTGTACGTGGTCTTCACGTCTACGGAGCAAAGGTACTTCGTCCTGAAGCACTTGTCTCTGCCTTCTACGGCATCGACTAAAGCGGAGTGGGGGATGAAATACTCCCCCTTTTCTATTATGCCACAGATTGGAAGCGAACAAAATCCTATTCGTATGAGCGCTAAACGCACAGTCAAAGTTAGCGGTCAATATTTAAAAAGCGAAAATAAAAAGAAATACGATGAAAATTATGATCGTATTTTTGGGAGAAAAAAAGATGCATTGCGGGACAAAACGTAAAAAGAAAATGAATGGTGGTCGAATGGCTTACGGAAAAGGTAAGCGTGTGTCATATGAAAAAGGCGGCAAAGCTATAAAGGATGCGATGCGTCCTTGTATGCCAAACTAATATGAAAGTCAAAGCTCCCGAAGGCTATCATTGGATGAAAAAGGGCAAAGAACATAAGCTCATGAAAGATCCTAAAGATGGCTACAAACCCCACAAAGGTGCTTCAAAGGAAGCTAACTTTGAAATTCAAAAGGTTCATAAAAAATAATGGCTGCTACTTATCTTGAAATTACAAACGAGTTGTTGCGAGAGTTAAATGAAGTAGCTCTTTCATCTTCAACGTTTGCTGGGGCTATTGGGGTTCAGCAACATATCAAAGACTGTGTAAACAGAGCATACCTTGATATTGTTAATGAAGAACCTCAGTGGCCTTTTCTTGCTGTAGATACAAGCGGTTCTACAGATCCTTTTTATGGTAATACTTATGTAGAAACTGTAGCAGGTACTCGCTGGTATTTGTTAAAGCCTACATCGTCTAGTCTAACAACTGACTATGGATATATTGATTGGGATAATTTTTACTTAACAACGATTGGTGTAGATGGAGAGTCTGCGCCTTATGTTAGTAAAAACCTTAAGTTTACGACTACAGAAGAATGGAAAGACTTTGTACGCACAGCAGAAAATCAAGATGATGCAGATACTCAGAATCATGGTGAGCCAAGCAAAGTTATTATTAGCCCAGACAATCGTAAGTTTGGTCTAAGCTCTATTCCAGATAAAGTTTATCGTGTTTATTTCTTTGCATATAACTTGCCAACAGAACTAAGCGCACACGGGGATGAAATTGTATTCCCAAATATTTACAAGCCTGTATTGCTTGCTAGAGCTAGATACTATATTCATCAGTTTAAAGAAAGCTCGCAAGCTGCAGCATTTGCACTAGAAGACTATAAGCGTGGCTTAAAGCTTATGAAAGGAAATCTCATGAGTTCTACGCCTGACTATATGAAAACTGACCGTGTGAGGTTTGTATAAATGTCTCAGCCCTTTGGCGTTTCATGTAGAGGTGGTTTAAACACTAACCTCAATCAGCTTGAAATGCTTCGACAGCCCGGACTTGCTACACGCCTTAGAAACTTTGAGGTAGATCCTGATGGTGGCTATCGACGTATTAATGGCTTTACGCAATATGGTGATACACGTCCCAATAGTGATAATGACATTCTTGGGATTTTTGTGTATGGCGATGGTGTGGTTGTCTGCTCAGGTACTGATATACATTTTAGTCTTGATGGCTCTACATGGCTACAAATTAATAAAAGCAGTGTGGCTAATACTGGTGATAACCATACCGCTTTTACGGGTCGCAGTGCCTTAACACGTACAGGCCAAGGTCAGTGCTCGTTTGCACTCTTTGAAGGTGCAACATTTGATTATGGCGAGTTAATCATTGCAGACGGCGCTAACAAGCTTTACTCATTCCGCATGGAAGGTACTGGCGCACTAACAACTCGTACATTTTTTGCGTTTGAAATTACAGTAGATGGTACTAACGGCGTTAAGTACATAGCCAATCACGACCACCATCTTATTGCAGCAGGCGTAGAAAATAATTTAAATACGGTTTACTACAGTGTCTACAACGATCCCGATAACTTTACGGGTACTGGTGCTGGCTCAGTAGTCATATCAGATCAAATCCAAGGCATTCGTGGATTTCGTACTGATTTGATTGTATTTGCTAAGAATAGCATTCACAAGCTTATAAACATTAACGATGCTCAAAACATTCGCATAGATCCTATTACAGAAAACGTAGGATGCTTATCGGGCTATAGCATTCAAGAAATTGGTGGTGACCTTTTGTTCTTGAGTCCTGATGGTATTCGTACTATTGCTGGTACAGCCCGTATTGGTGACGTTGAGTTGAGTTCTGTGTCTCGACAAATTCAAAGTATTGTTGGAGACATAGCAAATTTAATCAATACTTTTAGAATTGATAGTTGTGTACTACGATCTAAGTCTCAGTATCGTTTATTTTATACAGACATTACATCAGGTGCACTTGTTTCTAAAGGAATTATAGGTACGTTTACACCTAATGGTTTTGAATGGTCTGAAACACTAGGCATTCAGGCTATGGGACTAACAACGGGATTTGACAGTAATGGAGTTGAAAAAGCTTTTCATGGTGATAAAGACGGATATGTTTATAATCATGATACAGGCGATGCTTTTAACTCTGCTGGTATATCTTCAAGCATAGAAGCTATTTATCAAACACCTAACTTTGACTTTGGTGATATTGGTACACGTAAAACAGTTAAGTATGCACGATTGTCTCTTAGCCCAGAAGGTGAGATTCAGCCAACTCTTCGTATGCGATTTGATTATGAAGATACAGATATTCCACAGCCTCCAGATTATGTTTTAAATTCTGTTCCTCTTCCAGCTATTTTTGGAAGTGCTGTTTTTAACGCAGCAACTTTTGGTGCAAGCAATGATCCAATGGTTCGACAGCCTGTAGAAGGGAGTGGAAACACAGTAAGTTTTAGAGTTAGTAGTTCAGACACTAACGCACCATACGCAGTTAATGGTCTTTATATAGACTATATGCCATCAGGTAGGAGATAAACATGGCTCAGAATTACACTCGACAAAGCACGTTTAGTGATGGCGATACGATTACATCTTCATTGTTTAATGACGAATACAATCAACTCGTAAATGCTTTTACATATTCAAGTACTTCAGCTTCTACTACAGGTCACCGACACGACGGTACTGCTGGTCAAGGTGGAAACATTTTTAAGATTGGTGATTTAGACTTTTTAAATAAAATTGAAGTAGATAGCACTAATAATCGTTTAGGTTTTTATGTAGAGGTTTCTAGTGCAGCAGTTGAACAAATTCGAATTCAAGACGGCTCTGTTGTTCCTGTTACTACTAATGATATTGATCTGGGTACTTCTTCCCTCCAGTTTAAAGATCTTTATATTGATGGGACTGCCAATGTTGATAGTCTTACACTAACCTCTGGCTCAACAGTCACAACTATTCTTGATGAAGATGACTTGTCTTCAGATAGTGCTACAGCACTTGTAACTCAGCAGTCCGTAAAAGCTTACGTTGATGCTCAGGTAACTGCTCAGGACTTTGATTTCCAAGCAGACTCTGGTGGTGCGTTAAGCATTGATTTAGATTCTGAGACTATGACGTTTACTGGCGGTACTGGTATTACTACTACTGGTCTAGCTAATGATGTTACCTTTGCTATTGATAGCACTGTAACAACGCTTACTGGTACTCAGACACTTACCAATAAGACTCTTACGTCTCCTGATGTAAATACGCCTGACATTGATGGTGGTACTATTGATGGGACTGTTATTGGTGGCTCTACTGCAGCAGCTGGATCATTTACTACTGTTTCTGCTACAAGCAACATCACTGTAGGCGGTACTGTAGACGGACGTGATGTCGCTACTGATGGCTCTAAGCTGGACGGTATTGAAGCCTCAGCAGACGTAACAGACACAGCTAACGTCACAGCCGCTGGCGCGTTAATGGACTCAGAGTTGACGAGCGAAGCCTCAGTCAAAGCTCTGAACCAAGGCGTAGCTACTACTGATAGCCCAACCTTTGCCGCTGTTACTGTTAACGGTAACGTAGAGTTTGATGGTCTTTCTGGCACAGGCGCTGTTACAGTCACAGACATCCTTGACCAAGACGATATGTCAGGTAACAGTGCTACGGCATTGGCTACTCAGCAGTCGATCAAGGCGTATGTAGATACTACTGTAGCGGCAACTAACGAACTCGTAGAAGACACTACGCCACAGCTAGGTGGTGATCTTGCGTCTAATGGTAATGACATTCTGTTTGCCGACAACGACAAAGCTATCTTTGGTGCTGGCTCTGACCTACAGATTTATCATTCAGGCAGTCATTCTGTAATCGAAGACAGCGGAACAGGCAATTTATTTATTAAGGGTACAAACCTAAGTCTCCGTGATGCCGATGGTAATGACTACATTACTATGGTTGATGGCGGATCTGGCGGTACTGTTTCGCTATTGCATCTGGGTCTACAAAGCTCGCCACAACCTCCACAGGCATTGACGTTACTGGCAGTGTTACTGCTGATGGTTTGACTGTTGCTAATACTGCGGTCATTGCAGGTGATTTTGACGGAGGCACTGCGGCTACTTACATAAGACTGCAAGATGACACAGATAACTTTTTGTTTGGCTCAAACAACTCATTAGGCAACTTCTTAATTAAAAATGAGACAGCAGATGCTTTAAGGCTGTCAGTTGCTAATACAGGCGACATTAGCTTCTACGAAGACACTGGCACGACTGCGAAGTTCTTCTGGGATGCTTCTGAGGAACGGTTGGGTATCGGCACTAGCAGTCCAGCAACAAAATTAGAAGTTACAGGTACAGGAGATGCTGAAACAGGAGTAACTACAACACACACACGCTCAGGCGTTGGTTACACACTAATACTAGATAATCTTACTAATGCCGCTAATAATGGATCAGGCGTTAAATGGAGAAGTGGTGGTTTTGATACTGGCGCAATTATAACTCGTTCAGATTCTACAGCCGCCTCAAATGACGCACCAGCTTTCATGACATTCCACACGTCAGACGATGGAACTGAAAATCTAGCAGAACGCATGCGCATCGCCTCTGGCGGGAATGTTGGTATCGGCACCAGCAGTCCAACAGTCGGCAAATTGCAGGTCAATGATGGAAGTGGTGCTATTTTTGCTATTACACGCACAAGCGGAGCTACATCAGGCAATTTAGGTGTAATACGTTTTGGCAACACAGACATTGACAGCAATCTTGCAAACATTACTGCTATACAAGATGGTGCAACCAATAGCTCTGCTTTAACCTTCGAAACTCAGCCTACTGGTGGCGGTACGACAGAACGCTTCCGCATAGCCTCAGACGGCTCTCTATCCACTCCAACCGCAGGAACCTCTAACGTCCGATTCGGTGTCAACGCAGGTAACAGCATTGCAAGCGGTGGTAATTATAATACTCTCTTGGGTGATAATGCGGGTACTGCAATTACTACTGGTGATGAAAATATTGCTATAGGGTATAACTCATTGCTTACTGAAGACACAGGCAAGTTCAGCATTGCTATTGGTGTAGGAGCTTTACAGACACAAAATAATAACGGCAACAACTACAACACAGCTGTTGGGCATGAAGCAGGTAAATTAGTAACCACAGGCACACTCAACACTCTTATAGGCGGTCTTGCGGGTGATGCTCTCACGACAGGCGATAGCAACGTCGTATTAGGTTACAACGCACTTTCAGCCGATACGAAAGGCGCTAGGTCAATCGCTATCGGGCGGGATGCTCTCAAAGTACAAAACTTTACTACGGGTACTAACACGTACAACGTGGCTGTAGGCGACAGAGCAGGTCAGGCAGTATCCACAGGCATCCAAAACACCCTTATCGGTGGCCTTGCTGGTGATGCTTACAATACCGCAACCGCAAACGTAGCTGTCGGTTACTTAGCTCTAAGCACTGACACCAAAGGAGAGCAGTCTGTTGCTGTTGGATGGGCGGCACTACAAAACCAAAATCAAAGCAGTTCAGCCAATGCTTATAACACAGCAGTAGGTTCTCAGGCAGGTAGGCAGGTAACCACAGGCATTGAAAACACGTTTATTGGAGGTCTTGCAGGTGATGCACTGACTGATGCTGATCGCAACACAGCCGTAGGTTATGGGGCTTTAAGCTCTGAAATATTAGGTCAGTACAGTACAGCTATTGGTTGGAACGCTTTAGGCGCACAATCAAACAGCAGTGCGGCAAATGCTCTTAATACAGCAGTAGGATATAACGCAGGTGGTTCAGTAACCACAGGCATAAAAAATACATTCTTGGGCGGTCTTACCGGTGACGCTACAACCACGGGTTTTGAGAATGTAGCGATAGGTTACGACGCTTTAGGCACTAATATAGTCGGCTCGCATTCTGTAGCTATCGGCCCGTCTGCTTTAAGAACTCAAAACTACGGTAGCGCTACCAACGCATACAATACTGCCGTTGGTTCTTTTGCTGGCTATGCAGTAACCACAGGCCTAGCAAATACTCTTATAGGTGGAGGTTCAGGGGATGCCCTTACTGATGCTGACTACAATACAGCTATTGGTTACGAATCTTTAAGCGCAGATACATTAGGTAGCCGCTCAACTGCATTAGGATATTTTGCTCTTAGAAATCAAAACTTTACTTCTGCTACTGATAGTTACAACACAGCCCTTGGTTTTGCCGCAGGTGAAGCTATAACCACAGGCACAAACAACACTCTTATTGGTGGTTTGGCTGGTGATGCTATAACCACAGGAGCTGTAAACGTAGCCGTAGGAACAGGCGCATTAGGAGCTTTAACAACTGCGTCTTACAACACTGGTATTGGTTATGCCGCTTTAAGTACAAACATAACAGGAGCGCAAAACACCGCAGTCGGCTACTCTGCTTTAACTGCGGCAACAGGAGCGGATAATACAGCAGTAGGTTCGCAAGCATTAGCAAGCGTTACGGATGGAACTTTTAATACGGCAGTGGGAAGATCAGCAGGTCAAGCATTAACCACAGGCGTTCAAAACACTCTTATCGGTGGTTCGGCAGGTGATTCTCTAACTACTGGTGGTGAAAACGTAGCTATTGGAATGTTAGCTCTTACTGCTGAAGATACTGGTAGAAAAAATGTTGCTATTGGTACGCAAGCTTTACTTACTCAAAATGCTGATACAGATAACTACAATACCGCAGTAGGTTACTTTGCAGGTAAATCAGTAACCACAGGCGTTCAAAATACCCTTATCGGTGGTTCGGCAGGTGATGCTCTTACAGATTCTGATTATAATGTGGCTGTTGGTTATAACGCGTTAACTTCAGATACTTTAGGTAGTTATTCTACTGCTATAGGTAGAAACGCTTTATATAGCCAAAACTTTACCTCTGCTACGGCATCTCATAATACTGCGCTTGGATATGCCGCAGGTGAGGGAATAACCACAGGCACAAGAGATACAATCATCGGTAGTGGAGCAGGTGATGCTCTTACTACTGGAAGTTTTAACACAGCAGTTGGTTATACTTCAT